CAGATTGATGCTATCCGTCGTATCATCGGCGGTCGGTAGACATGACTATCAGCATCCTTGACGTAGTTAAAAGCTATAAAGGTTTGCCACATCAAGATGCAGCTCTAAAGGCTCTGGAGGAGACTCTGGGGCCTTATTTCTTGGCTGATGATCAGAAGTGGGTCAAGCTCTGGCGGACACCACAGAAGGCCGTACAGAAGCCTGGTGTGCAGTCCACTAAATTCGATAACTCTTGGGATGGGATGAAGGCCTGTGCCGCCCGTGCCGGTGCCAAGTTCCCCGAAGTCGTAGCAGCTCAGTGGGCTCTTGAGTCTGCTCGTGGCACCATCCTTTCAGGTCGTAATAACTTCTTTGGTATTAAAGGTCAGGGCACTGTTAAGACCACCTGGGAAGACTACGGCAACGGTCCCGTAATTATCCAAGCAGCCTTCAAAGACTTTGCTACCCCCTACGACTGTGTTGATCACCTCGTAACCCAGTGGTACAAGGACTACAAGGGCTACCGGGGTGTCAACCGTGCCCGCTCTCGTGAAGAGTGTGCCCGTCTCCTCAAGCAGGAAGGCTACGCAACAGATCCTGTGTATAGCCAGAAGTTAATCAAGATCATGAATGACAATGATTGAAGCAATTCTTACTGGCGTTGTCTCACTAGTTATTGGAGCTAGTGGTGGCATGGCAGCCGTACATTCACGTACCAATACAAGAGTGTCAGATCTAGATCGCCGCATCGACCAGATGGAGCTACGCATTGCTGAGAAGTACGTCCCACGTAATGAACTCTCCAATGCTCTCCAAAAGATGGAGGATCACATGATCCGCATTGAGAACAAACTTGATCAAATAGCCCTCCGCAATAGTTGACATGACTAAGCGAGCAAGCGAAGAAGCTTTTGAGGAGCTTCATGCAATCCTTACCAATGAGATTGCAGCGCGTATTAAATCAGGTGAGGCTACTACAGCTGACCTTCGTGCTGCTATCGACTGGCTCAAGGCAAATGACATTACTGGTGTTTCTATTGAGGGTTCTCCTCTGGCCGGTTTGGCTGGCCTGATCCCTGAGCTCACGTTCGAAGACGTTCAGAGGCACCTTTAATGGCACACGCTGGACCTAGTAAATCTAGTAAGTACTACAAAGGAAACAGCGCAGCTGCAGCCAAGAAGCGTAAGTACGACGCTGATTATCGGAAAAAAGAGAAGGGATCCCTGGCCCCTGATGGTCCCAAAAAAGACCGGCTCAACAAGGTTGGTGCTGAGCGCTGGGCAGAACGCAAGCGTCGCGGCATTGCTGGTAAAGGCGGACCTGATATGAGCCATACCAAATCAGGACGCATGGTCCCAGAAAACAAAACGGCTAACCGTGGCCGCAACGGAAAGAACGGACGTTCCACCAAAAAGTAACCCAATCACACCCTCTTAACGACAGCCCCCAATGAGCCAATGGAAACTCCCCGAAGCCTCATGTTTGATCTACTCACATTCAGAGCTGGTGATGCCAGGAGAATGTGGAGAGAAGAAATTAAGAGACGAGATGGGAACCGCTGCGTCTACTGCGGCTCTACTGACAACCTGACCATTGATCATATTAGGCCACGCTCGAAAGGTGGTCCTACAACAGCTTCTAATTGTGTTACGGCTTGTCGTGCTTGTAACCATGAAAAAGGTTCATTGCCTGTAGATGCTTTTCTATCCCTAAAACTTGTTTAGATACCATGACTTTCTATCCTTGTCAGCTTCAACAGTGGGACACACTAGCCGATAACATCAGTGAGCCAGTTCGTGGCGACTCGCTTGTAATTGCACTGGCTTATAACCCACCTACCAACCTTACTGTCAATAAGTTGTTGGACCTGATGCACGATACTCTTTATCCTACTTTCACTAACCGTACTCGCCGTGTGGATCGGTTCCGCCGCTTCGATACCTCCTTTGGTGATGTAGTTATCTACCCGTCAGGTACCGCTATCGCAGCTGGTAAGACCTACCGCCAAATCGTAACAGCTCTCCGTGCTGCGTGGAAAACTTACGCCTCCCGTGGTACAGCTAGCTCACCAAAGACCGGACTAGCTACTTCAGTTCAGTACTGATATGAGTACGCCGGAGATTAACTTCCGGCTCCAAGAATTCAAGGCTATTGGGAAGTGGTTGGATCACAACCTACCGCTTCCCTTTGCATTCATCCTGAAAGGCCTGTTAATGGCCCTGGAGGAGCGTTATATAGACGTAAAGGTGCAATCTAGCGTCGATGAAGCTATAGCCGCTTACAGCGCCGCTGAGGAGCCGCTGGTGAAATCCCCTGAATTCTATGAAGAGGAGTCCGGCGTAGAGGGCCTCCCAACGATTGGTATTAGAGCCCCCTATGAACACTAAAGAACTAGAAGCCAAGATTCGGGAGGACTTCCGTGTTTTCCTGACTCTCATTTGGCGGGAGCTTGATCTCCCACAGCCCACTAGGGCACAACTAGCTATTGCTGACTACCTTCAGCATGGACCCAAGCGTCTGCAGATCTCAGCTTTCCGAGGAGTAGGTAAATCCTGGATCACAGCCGCTTTCGTGCTATGGACCCTATTCAAGGATCCAGATAAAAAGATCATGGTGATCTCGGCCTCCAAGGAACGGGCCGACAACTTCTCTATCTTCTGTCAGAAGCTGATCCTGGATATCAGCTGGCTCGGTCACCTAGGCCCCAAGAACGACGACCAGCGTTGGTCTCGGATCTCCTTTGACGTAGGCCCCGCCAAGCCCCACCAGGCGCCCTCTGTGAAGTCTGTCGGTGTCACCGGACAGATGACTGGCTCTCGTGCCCACCTGATGATCTTCGATGACGTGGAGGTCCCCGGTAACTCAGCCACTGACATGCAACGGGAGAAACTCCTGCAGCTCGTCACAGAAGCTGAATCTATCCTTACCCCAGATGAGTCCTCTCGAATCCTCTTCCTAGGCACACCCCAGTCCACTTGGACGATCTACAGGAAGCTTGCTGAGCGGTCCTACAGGCCCTTTGTCTGGCCTGCTAGGTATCCCAAGGACACAGGTAAGTATGAAGGCCTCCTAGCGCCCCAGCTCGTCTCTGATATTGAGAAAGGCATCGAACCCTGGACACCAACAGATAGCCGCTTCTCAGATCATGACTTGATCGAACGGGAAGCTGCTATGGGCCGCTCCAATTTCATGCTTCAGTTCATGCTGGATACCAGCCTCTCTGATGCGGAGAAGTTCCCCCTCAAATTCCAAGACCTTATCGTTACACCAATTGGAGAGGAGTGTGCTGAAAGATATGCTTGGTCAAGTGATCCTCGCTACTGCCTTAAAGAACTCGCTGCTGTGGGCCTACCTGGAGATCGCTTCTATGGCCCCATGTTCATTGACGAAGGCTTCGTACCTTTCGATGAAACGATTGTATCGGTTGACCCGTCAGGACGAGGCACTGATGAAACTGTGGCCGTTGTCCTTAGCCAAGCTAATGGCTATGTCTTCGTTCGAGATCTCCGTGCCTATAAAGACGGCTACTCCGATGAAACACTCTCCAGCATTGTCGCTCTGGCTAAACGCTATAAGGCTTCAAGACTGCTGATTGAATCTAACTTCGGTGATGGCATGATCTGCGAACTCTTCAAACGTCACTGCATCCAGATGCAAGCAGCTGTAGGCATTGAAGAGATCCGGGCCTCTGTCCGTAAAGAAGAACGCATCATCGATACCTTAGAACCGGTGATGAACCAGCACAAGTTGATCATCGATCCAAAGGTCTTTGAGTACGACTACAAGTCCAACCCCGAGGCTCCCCCGGAGAAACGCCTCGAATACATGCTGGGCTACCAGATGTCCCGTATGTGCCGGGAGAAGGGGGCCATCAAACACGATGACCGTATCGATGCCCTCGCCCAAGGCGTCCAATGGTTCATCGATGCCCTCGCCCAATCCGCCCACAAGGCCCAAGCCATGCGGAAACACGAAGAGTGGAACGCCATGATGGCCGCCTTTGAAAACACCCCCCATCAGGCCACTGATGCCCTAGTCCTGGGACTCTCCTTTCGGGGTATCAAGACAGCCTCAAAGCCAGTCTATGACTGGACTCCTAGCCGTATTCAGGTTTGAAGTCGCATGTCTACAGGAGAAGTGGTGCTCTCCTGTGTGGATATGCGGTAATTGTTAGACCCCCGAGTTACAGGGGGTCTTCCCCTAACACCCCCTTATCAACACAACCAAAGACCCCTTAAGGGGACACACAAACAATTGACCGAGCAGTGAGTTAGCAACACTGCCTTTAACGGGTGTCAGGCGGCCCTTTAAGGAACACAAAAAGTGTACAGGCCGCAGGCCGTCTTCTAATACTAGTTATAACCTATTGATTAGTTGAGGATCAACACTATCAATCGCTTTTATATCGTTCTATAGATCATCATCAATGATTCTATAAACCTTCTTAAAACCATCTGGTAACCGGCTGTAACCGGCTACTACCGTTATTACCGACGTATGCCACTATCACCAACCGTATCGTTAGTATCAGTCACTCCTAATGCAGAGCAACTCATTGCTTACTGTGCTCGGGTTAGTAATCCTAATGCCCAGGATAATCCAGACAATGAGCGACTGGTCCGATACCTCATCACCCATGACCATTGGTCTCCCTTTGAACTAGCCCACCTAGTTCTGGAGATCAACACAACCCGCTCTATCGCTGCTCAGATCCTCCGCCATCGGAGCTTCTCCTTTCAGGAGTTCTCCCAGCGGTATGCCGAGGTAGGCCTGATGGCCTTTGCTAGTCCCCCGGCCTTTCGCAGTCAGGACCTTAAGAACCGTCAGAACAGCATCGATGATCTCGATGATGAACTTGTTATTGACTGTCAACTCAAGACCCAGCTGCTGTTTGATCAAAGCCGCCAGCTCTATGAGGAGCTGCTGAAGGTTGGTGTCGCTAAGGAGTGTGCCCGTGAGGTGCTGCCCCTTGCTACGCCGACACGCCTCTACATGGCAGGCAGTGTGCGCTCCTGGCTGCATTACGTCGATCTCCGATCAGGTAATGGAACCCAGTTGGAGCATCAACAGATTGCCCTTCAGGTCAAGGAGATCCTGTGCCAAGAACTACCCACCATTACCCAGGCTATGTGGCCCAATGACTGATCTAACCTATGAAGGCCGTAGGAGCCGCCTAGAAGCGGCTGTAAAGGCTGCTGAAGCTGCTGGCAATACATTCATGGCCCAGAACATCAGGTCGGCCTTGAAGGAGCTTAGGGATGAGTATAGGAAACACCCTCCTTATCAGGACAGGAGCCTCTAGGAGTATTTTGGCCAAAATCTCTGAAGGGACATACGGGAGGGCGGCCGCGCCGATCCCCCCCGGTACCCCCCACCCCCTCTAAAACCCAGGCCCCCCTACCCCATTTTGATGCGGCTGTGGGGGTCAGAACCCTTGCTATGACTAGGGATCTCATTAGATCAGGTATCTGATGAGGATTGGATTCTCAATAGTAATTGCAAATGAGAGTCGATAGTCCAGGGAACGGGGGCAGCTCCAGCATCCATCCTCAATTCTCAACATATCTGTGCACCTTTAATTATTACTTTATTGAGAATAGATAATGACTAGACAGAGAAGGCCCAGGTTCAAGGGCAATGGCCACGACATGCTGAAGCACTCACTCACTGAGATGTATGAACGCATGGTCTGGCTAGCTGACCGTGTACCAGAGGGCATTGACCTCACAACTGATCATGATGCGCAAGACCACGCTCTCAACCTCTGGGCTATTGAGGAGGAATGGATTCTCGATGAGGATCTACGAGAAGAGCTATCACTCCTTCAATGCATAGATGAAGAATAAAAGAATTAGATCATCACCACTTCTGCTGCTACCTGTTGCATTGGTGTCCCTGATCGGATCAATGCGGGCCATTGCGGCTAGCGAGAAAACCCTCGTGGATTGCGTGGCTGTGCATCGGCGGGTGCTAGCAGCTGTGCAGCGTGGTGAGCTGCGGGAGGAGGAGGCCATCTACATCACGGCTAGCTGTTTCAACAACCAAGGAGGAATCCATGACCGATGACCTAGGGCTATTGCAGCTGCACACCCATGAGGCAGAGAACGGTGACCTGATCATCGAGTGGGATGAGACCGATCCCAGGGCTATTGAGCTGGGCATCAACGACTGGAGCGTGGAGCAGTGGGTGGCCATGTTGAGGGATGCCTGCGAGCGGGTTGGTGTGACGTGTGACGAAGTGTCACAACTCACTGCCACTCAGCCAACTGAGGATCGATGATGTCATTAGTTCACGGGTAAATCCCATGACCACCCCAGTCACCTACCACACCCACGTCCAGATCCTGCTTCGGCAGAAGGGCTTGGATTACAGCCGCTTTGTCTTGTTCTGTATTGAGCATGGCATCACGTTGAAGGCTCCTGACCACGGCAAGGAATGGATACGCACTGAAGCGGTTGATCGATTCCTCGCTGCTAACTCCTGATCCACCACCACAGCCATGACAAGCACCGACCTACGACCTTCTGATTTCCAGCCTGAGCTGACCTCATTCCCTGGGGACATCCGTGGGATGCAGCATGACATCGCAGAGGCTCTCGATTGGGAGCTGTATGCCAAGTCACTGATCACCTACCTAGACACCGACACCCTGAGACGCTTCACCGAGCAACTCAGGGATGAGGCAGACATCGAGGATCTTTTGATCTTCGATCCAGCTGTGCCCTCTATTTGAATCATCACTTCCACTAAGCCAACCACTTAACACCATGAAGCGCTTCCTCCTTGCCCTAGCCCTTGTTGCCCTTGGCTCCTGGGGTGATGGGCCAGCTACAGCTGAGACCTGCTCGACCTATTGCAATGGGTTTGGCTACTGCTCCACCACATGCCAATAGATCGGGCCAAAGGCCTCGTGATTTAGGACCCCTCGCTCAGGCGGGGGGTTTTTTAATGGGCTGCTATTCGGCCACCTCTAGGAGATGGGCCAGCAAAGCCATGCAGGCCACTGCACATTAGCTGCACAGATGCAGTGATTGTGTGCGGTTATGCAGCTGTCCACTGCATCAGTTGCAGTACGACAAATGGAGGCATCATTGCTGCATCGAGATCGGACCAGACAACCGACCCGAATCACTGCCTGAAGCGAGAGGCCAGCAGGATTCCATCCGACGTACTAGTGATACCAACACCAGCAGGCAGCCGCAAGACCGTGGGCTGTGGATCGAATCCACCTGTTGGTCTGGCCCTTTTTGGGCCCTAACACTTGCACTACACCAAGCAACCAATGGCTACTACTGCCTGTCTGTTGGCATGGGCCGCTGCTCTGCTGCTCCTGCCTGCCCTGGTCCTCCTGTGGGCCACCGAATCCCGGCACACCCGAATCCAGCGTTGGCGCCGCAATGGCCAGACCTGGGCTGTCATTGCTGACCGCCTGGGCTGTGCCCCCTCGACTGCCAAGCGCTGGTCCCTGATTTAGTTCCTGATTCCACTACACCAATCTCAATGACTTGCTACCAGATCACCTTCAAGGGGGTCGATGGTCAGGAGCAGACGCTGCCTGTCATCAGCACCTCCGCCGTTCAAGCCGTGGCTGACCTTGGAACCCTGGGCTACCAGGTCCGCAAGGTGACCCACTGTTTCCCCGCCGTTTGACTTCCACTTAACCAACTAAGCCTCGTGAATCCCCATGGCCTTCCTCACTGATTACAGCCCCGCCGTTACTGCTGCCCGCCTACGGGATGGCCAGCCAGTTAGCACAGCCGCTTTGGCCCAGCTAGCCCAGTTCGAGCGTCATGCGAAAGCTGCATTGGAGCGCAGCAAGCTGCTGCACTGTTGATGCAGGACCGCCCCATCCGCTGTACCCTTTCCATTAGTACACCCGTATTATGGCCATCGCACCCTATTCAGTCCTCTACAGGGATCAGACCGAGAAGCTGCGTGAGTTCTGCTGCTATGCAGATGACGCATACCAAGCCAGGCTGCAGGCCGTTGAGCTTGTGCAGACCATCCAGGACCAGCCCGAGGCCATCGTCTCTATCCGGCGGGAAGCGCAGGATTTTGATTGGTAACGCTCAGTACCACTAGACCAACTAAACCCCTGCTAGAGCGCCTATGGCAACACCACAGCAGATCGAACGACAGATCAAGCTGGAGACCCAAGCTGTCTATGACGGAATCCAGAAGCTCAGGTCCAACACCAAAAAGGCCGAGCAGAACGCCTACGCATCCAGCACGGTCTATGCCCAGCGGATGCTCAAAGACGCCATCCCTGCGGTGGCTAAGGAGATCGTGCGGTTGCGCAATACCCGCTTACTGCGTGGCGCTGCAGGCCCAGCCCTCGCCCCTTTGGTTCAGTACACCCTGGGCCTAGAGCCTGAGGTGCTGGCCATGATCACCCTCAAGACGTTGTTTGATGTCTGCACCGATCCCAAGGATCGAGCAGGCCTCGTGAATAACGTCATCGATAAGGTCGGCATTGCCGTGGAGCAGGAGGCCAAATGGCGCTACTTCAACGAGCAGGACCCCGAGCTGATCAGTTGGATCAACCGGGCCCACCACTCCGGTAAGGGCCTGCACTACCGCGACTATGACGCCACCCGCCGCTTCAAGGAGAAGGGCATCCACTGGGCTGCCTGGCCCCGCCTGTCACGGGTCAAGATCGGCGCTGCCTTTGCCGAGGCTGCCTGTCAGGTCACCGGCTGGTGGTCTAAGGAGCTGCGGATGAAGGGCAAGTTGAGGTCCATCTACCTGATGCCCACACCCCAGATGCTGGAGATCATCGCTGGCCTGATGGAGCGGGCAGAGCTGTTTGCACCACTCAACCTGCCCATGCTGGTGGAGCCCAATGATTGGTCCAATGACCGTGCCGGGGGTTACCTCACCAATGAGGTGCGCAGGGGTAACAAACTGGTCCGAACTTTTGGAGTCGCATGTCTACAGGGAGAAACACCCCTGGCCTTCCTCAACCACCTCCAGAAGGTGGCCTATCGGATCAACCCCTTCATCCTGGAGGTGGCCAACCGCCTAGAGGAGGACAGCTACAAGATTGAGGGAGCCAAGTTTATTCCTGAGGATCGCAGGGCTTTGCCTAGCAAACCCCACGACATCGCCACCAATAAGGAGGCACGGTTTAACTATCGAAAGGAAGCAGCTGCGGCCTATGACCACAACAGCACAAGCCTCAAGCGCAGCATTAGAACCAAGCTCACCTTGAGCATGGCTCGGATGTTTGCCAATGAGGAGCGGTACTACCTGCCGTGGTCTTTCGATTACAGGGGCAGGGTCTACCCCATCCCCTCGTTCTTAACGCCTCAGGATACGTGCTTCGCCAAGAGCCTGATCCAGTTTGCTGAGGGTGAGCCCCTGAGTGAGCGTGGTCTCTACTGGCTGCGCTTCCAGCTGGCCACCACGGCGGGCCTGGATAAGGCCTCAATGGAGGAGCGGCAGGAGTGGGCCCTAGCTCATGAGAGCCTGTTCTCTCGGATCGCTATGGATCCACTAGGCCAACTGAGTGAGTGGGAGGGGGTCGATGAGCCCTTCCTTTTCCTGGCTGCTTGCGAGGAATACCACGCTCTGGTGGTGGCCAAAAGCCGCAGCCATACCCACTTGCCAGTGGCCGTGGACGCCACGTGCTCGGGCCTTCAGGTGCTCGCGGGCCTGAGTCATGACCGTTCAACCGCAGCCCTTGTGAATGTTTCGCCTGGTGATCGACCCAGCGATGCCTACAAAGCAGTGGCCAATGCGGTCAACCCCAACCTGCCCAAGGAGTGGGGCATTGAGCTGAGCCGATCCGATGTCAAACGGGTGGTGATGACCATCCCCTACAACGCCAAGGCCCTATCCAATCGGAGTTACATCCGAGAAGCCCTGGCCAAGCGGGGAGCGGAGATCACCCCCGAGCAGCTGACCTTGATTGTCAGCTTGACCCGCGCCGCCATGCGCGAGATCGTCCCTGGTCCCATGCAGGTGATGGATTGGCTCAATAAGGAGATCAAAGGGGCCATCAAGCGGGGCCTCCCCCACATCGAGTGGACCACCCCCAGTGGCTTCAAGGTCAAGCAGGACCTCAGGCACATCGAAACCGAGCGGATCAAAACCCATCTGCTGGGTCGAGTGGATCTCAATATCGGTGTCTCAGAGGGTGCTCCTGACATCAAACACCACGCCAATGCGGGGGCACCGAATCTGATCCACAGCGCCGATGCTTCGATTTTGGCCATCGGTCTCAAGCAGTTCGCCACCCCCTTCACGGTGATCCACGACTCGGTGCTCTGCCTGGCCAACCATATGGATGACCTCAATGCAGCGGTGCGTTCGGCCTATGCCGAGTGCTTTACCGAACACAGCCTGCTGCATGACCTAGCCGAGAGCATTGGGGCGGAGAGTGATCCACCGATGGTCTACGACTTTGACCCTGGGGCCGTGACCGACTCCCCCTATTTCTTCTGTTGATCTCACTAAGCCAATTGATCCTGCTACCATGCCGAAGCTTTCCGAGAACGCCACCCTCGTGGAACGCATCCAGTTCTACGTCCAATTCGATGAGAACCGAAAGGCCAAAGCCCTAGCACAGCTGGGCGATTACCTGGAGGAATGCTTTGAATGGGATATAGAATTTACTGAGGGTCTTGCCTAGCGGCCCCATTCCCACTCCGCCAAAATGCCTACCCCACGACCTGCCAAGCTAACGAGTGAGGACCTGTTCAGGGCCTACCTCATGGTGGAGGTGCTCAGGTCTACCGGGGAGCGCGAGTTCCCCATGCAACTGGCGAGTACCTTCCTCTGGATTGCAGCCCATGACGGCTGCCGTCAAGAGGATCTGATCGCAGCCACCAGCATGTCCGCTTCCTCTGTGTCGCGGAATGTCACCTGGCTGGGGCCCCAGCATCGAACCGGTAAGGAGGGATTGCGGCTCGTGCGGCGAGAAAAAGACCCTGAGGATCCCAAACGGTGGAGGCTCTACCTCACACCCAAGGGTGTTCTCTTTTCCCGCCTGATTGAAAAACAACTCACAGGACCACTCAACCTATGACTGCCTTCACATGGGGCCAGGCATACGACTACACCTACAGGACCAAATGGAAGCGGCTGGCCTCGGCCAAGACCAATTCCATCAATGGCTCCCACATCACCACCTACGGGGGGAAGTCACTTCCACTCAGCCGAATGGGCAAGGTGGGTTGGTGGCAGGAGTTCATTGCCCACCTGCAGGACCAGGGCCGCTCCAGTTCCACGATCAACCGAATCATTTCGGTCGGCTCGACCGCCATTCAATGGACCGCCAAGGCGGAGCTCCATCCGGTGCTCTGGCCCAAGGTGGATCGCCTCAAAGAGGGCGAACACCGTCTCACCTACTTCACCAAGGAGCAGGTGGCCAAGATGGCCCACGTGGCGGTGGACATCTTTGATCGGCAGGACCTGGCCGATGCCATGGTCTTTTCGGCCTACACGGGCCTGCGTCAGGGCGAGCTGCTGGTACTCAAGCCAGAAGACATCGACCTTTCCCTCGACACCATTTGGGTAGGAGGGAAACCGGGACGCGAGACCAAGGGCAAAAACGTCCGCACCGTGCCGATCCACACCCTCGTGGCTCCAATCCTTCAGAACCGCTTGTCTGGTCGCTACGTCTTTGGCGACGACTGGAACAACAAAGATCAGCTCTACGGAGCGTTCAAAAAGGTTCGGGATTACTGCGGCATTACCGAGGATCACGTCTGGCATTCGCTGCGCCACTCCTTCGGGACCTGGCTGGGCGAACAGACCCACCCGCGCCAGATCATGGCGTTGATGGGCCACCAGCAAATCGAGACCTCGCTGCGCTACGTCAAGCCCACCGACAAGGCCATCAGATCCGCCATTTCGGCTATCTAATGGGACTACCACTCCTGAAATTTGGCCCTTTTGACCGCCTGCTACGCTCCAAACAGCCACTGGGCCTCGGCCCAAAAGCCAATGCGGATGTGGCGGAATTGGTAGACGCGCTAGTTTCAGGTTCTCACTAATCAGCTTGTCACTCCGACAACTGGACATGAACTTGGGGGCATAAGCCCCCTTTTTTATTGGCTTCTCGTCATTTCCACTACGCCAACCACGTAAATGCCTGATCTAACGCAGTTCGAGATTGAACAACTCGACGCTGATTTGTACTCCAACTTTCTCGCTTACGGCTCCACATTGGTTCAACCTGAGCTAACTGAAGCGGAGTACGAAGAGTACTTGCTGTCCAACATTGAGTTCGACCTGTGAATCACGTAAAGCTTGCTGGAAAGGTGACCTTGGCTGAGCTTCAACGTCAGATCGATCACATCGAAGAACAGCTAGAGGAAATCCCCATTCGCTACCCAAATCCCAGCCGCCTAGGTCAATACTATGAAGACAAAGAAGAGTCTGTCCGGTAACTTTTTTGTACCGGGTAAGCCTAAGAAAACCCACCAAGGTCAAGGTCTCCGCAGTCTGCCCAAGCCGGGCAAGAAGTTAAGCCGGGGCCAAGGCAAGTAACTCTCAACCCACCATCCATCTCTAACTAATGTCTAAAAACCGCTACGTGTTTGATGCTGTCCTCGAAGGCTTCATCAACGTCTACGAACCCTCTGGCAAGTTCAACAACTGCTGCTTCGCCTTCCGCCTTCCTGCTGACGTGCTGGAGCAGGCCGAAGCAGACCGCGATGAGCTGCTGACCTGGGCCAAGACCAAGGTGGATAACCCCAACCGCATTGCCCTCAACCCAGCCAAGTGGGATGACGAAGGCTTCGTGAAGTTCTCCTACGGCGGGGATACCGGCCGCCCAGATCCGGTCTACGTCGATACGGCTGGTCAGCCGGTGGAGAAGGCTGTCCTTAAAGAGGTCCGCAAGGGGACCAAGGTGCGCTTGATCGTGCAGCAGACCCCCTACACCAAGCCAGCAATGGGGACCACTCTCAAGGTGCTGGGTGTGCAGATCGTCGAGCTGGCCACCGGCAACGGGGCTGTGGATTCGGGTGATCTGACGGCGGAGGACGTGGCAGCCCTGTTTGGCGAGGTCAAGGGCTTCAAGGCCTCTGATCCTGCTGTGCGCCGCGCCCCTTCCACTGAGGACAGCGAGTACTACGAGTTCTGATGACCTATCCCGACGCTATGCGGCGGCTCGATGAGTTAGCCGAGCAGTACGACATCACCGAGTCCCTCGCCCTCAAGGCGGAATTGGACCGGGAGATGGAGGCCCTAGAGGCCTACCTGTTTGATCTGACTGAGGCTACTGATTGATGCCTGCCTTCCGATCCGGCCTAGAGGATCGGTTGTCAAAGCATCTGGAGAAACTAAACGTACCTTATCTCTTTGAGTGTTCTAAGTACTCTTATACAACTGAGTCGAAATATACGCCAGATTTCTTCTTGCCGAACGGTGTCATCATTGAAGCTAAGGGCTTCTTCAAACCTACCGATAGGCGGAAGATGTTGGCGGTTAAAGACCAGCATCCAGAGCTTGATATCCGATTTGTATTCCAGCGTAATAACACGATCTCTAAAAACAGTACGACTACCTACGGGGGCTGGGCAGATAAGCACGGCTTCCCTTGGTGTGTCTTTCCAAATATCCCCACTGATTGGTTCACCCCCAATGACTGATGAACAGACCAACGCTTCTGATGCGGTATTCGTTCGCCTAGATGGCTTCGTTGAATCGCTTGAGGATGAGGGCTATGCCTTCGACTTCATTGTCAACATTCTGCGTGACTACATCGAACTAGCTGACGATTATGTCCTCTGATGAGAATCAGTTTATAGGGCATGAGCCCTGTCCGAACTGTCCATCATCTGATGCCCTGGCCCGTTATAACGACGGGTCAGCCTTTTGCTTTTCCTGTGGGCATCACATCAAGGGCGACGGATCTATCCACCAACCCACCAACCGCACCCGCTTTATGAACTATGAAGGGGACTTTGCCCCCATCAAAAGCCGACGCCTAACCGAAGAGACCTGTCGGAAGTTCAATGTAAGAGTTGACTCCGGCCCTGCTGTGATTCGCTTTCCTTACTACGATTCCAACCGCAACGTGGTGGGCTACAAGGAGCGAGATAAGGAGAAGAACTTCCGCTGGAATGGTAAGAACACTGAACATCAACTGTTCGGTCAACACCTCTGGGGTTCGGGTAAGTCGATTGTTATTTCAGAGGGCGAGATGGATGCCTTGAGCATCTATCAAGCCAGGCCCACTTGGCCAGTCGTTAGCGTCCCGAACGGCGCGAGCGCAGCAGCCAAGGACCTCAAGCATCAGATCCCCTGGTTACTGGGGTTCGATGAAATTATCCTCATGTTTGATGGGGATGAGCCCGGCCAGAAGGCAGCCCAAGAGGCAGCCAGTCTGTTCCCCCCTGATCGCGTCTTCATGGCCTCTCTAGGGTCTTACAAGGACGCCTCAGAGGCTTTACAGGCCAACGATCCTGAGGCCATCAGACAGGCCGTATGGAACAAGCGGAGTTATACCCCGCAAACCATCGTGGATGGCCGTGACCTGTATGCGTTGGTGTCTTCCCCACTCAAGGGTAAGGATGCGGACTACCCCTATCAGGCCCTCAATGAGGTGACCTCGGGCCTCAGGCTGGGCGAGCTGGTGACCGTGACGGCTGGTAGCGGTGTGGGCAAGAGCACCTTCTGTGGTGAGCTGGCGATGGCTCTGGTCAACCAGGGCATAGCCGTGGGCTACATCGCCTTGGAGGAATCACTGAAGCGGACAGCCCTCAGGCTGATGACCGTCTCAGCCAACAAACCTCTGCACCTATCCAATGACATCCCAGAGGAGGAGTTCGCTGCTGCCTTTAGTGCGTCTATTGGTAGTGGTCGGGTCTACCTGCGGGATGGCTTTGGTTCTGTGGATCCCGATGTGATCCTCAATGACATCCGCTTCATGGTCAAGGCCAGGGATGTCAAGTTCGTCATCCTTGATCACCTCTCCATCCTGCTGAGCGGAAACGACTCAGGCGATGAGCGGAAGATGATCGATGTAACGATGACCAAACTCCGCTCGTTTGTAGAGGAGACAGGCATCGGCATGGTTCTGATCTCCCACCTACGCCGCAGTCATAGCGACAAAGGACCTGAGGATGGATCAGCTATCAGCCTGCAAATGCTTAGGGGTAGCCACAGCATTGTGCAACTTAGCGATCAGGTCATCGCCATCCAAAGATCCATCACTGAAGGCGAATGCTTAGCTGAAGTTGTGGTTCTCAAGAATCGATTCACTGGTCAAACCGGATCAGCTGGGTTCCTTTCCTATGACAAAGAAACGGGCCGCCTGATCGAAGGAGAGTCAGCTTCCACTACCGCACCCATCACCTATGACGACTTCTAATCCACACAAGATCTGCCTCTTCAAGAAAGCAGACTGTGCCCCCTGTGCCAATGCACTGGAGGCCCTTAAGACAGTCTTAGCTGCCCATCCTGAATACCATTACATCGTAACTGTATTCCAAAAGGAGAATCACCCAGCTCTGGTGGCCGCCTATGAGTTGAGCCTCTATCCCACGGCAATCATCTTTGACAAGGAGACCAACGAGCTAGCCCGAAAGGTTGGCGGTAAGTTTCTTACAGTTGATTGGTGGTCTTCCGCTTTATATGCAATCCATAGCCGCCGCAGGGATGAGGGAGAAGAGAGTACTAAGTAGACTCAACACGCTATTTGATGGACTCATCTTTATCACCAACCTCTTCATTGTTGCAGGGGTTATTCACCACTGGTAGCTTATGAGATTAGCATTTGACGTTGAGACTGATGGACTCCTTCGGGAACTATCCACGGTCCACTGCCTAGTTACACAGGATCTTGATAGTGGCCAAGTGTGTCGCTATGACGATACCGGAGCCCATGAATCAGTCACCACAGGAATCAACATCCTGGCTGAGGCTGATGAACTATGGGGCCATAACGTGGTCGGCTATGACTTTGAGGCCATCCGCGAAGTGTATCCCTTCTTCAATCCAAAGCAGCGGGTCTATGACACCTTGATCCTGTCCCGCCTGTTCTTTACGGACATCCTGGATCGGGATTTTCGGAGCAAGCCACCCAACATGCCATCCCAGCTTTATGGGCGGCACAGCTTGGAGAGTTGGGGCTACCGCCTCGGCTGCCTGAAGAGTGAGTACGGCAAGCAGCTCAAAGGTGACTGGTCTACCTACACCCCTGAGATGCTCGACTACTGCGCTCAAGACGTTGAAGTATCAGTTGCACTAAGCCAACTTTTTCAGCCCAAACTGGAGAAGTATGCCGACTGCATCAGGACTGAGCATGAGATCGCCAGGCTCATGTCTTGGCAGGAACGGGAGGGATTCCCATTTGATGAACAGAAGGCCCACCAGCTGGAAGGAAAGCTACGGGTAGAACTTGAACAGCTCTCAGACGAGATGCGATCCACATTCCATTTTGTGGATGGAGGTAACTTCACACCGGCCCGCCCCAATCAAACACGAGGGTATGTGACCGGCGCTGAGTTCTGCCGCCTCAAAGAGTTCAACCCAACCTCCAGGCACCACATTGCCTTTGCTTTCAAATGGTTCAGAGGATGGGAGCCTACTGAGTTCACGGAGACCGGAACCCCGAAGATCGACGAGACGGTGCTCAAAGAGTTGGGCACCGAGGAGTCACTTAAGTTTGGCCGGATCTTGGAGCTACAGAAGCACCTAGGTCAGCTGAGCGAGGGGGCTAATGCCTGGCTGAAAAAGGTGGGGAAGGATGGTCGTATCCATCACTCCTGCATCCTCAATACAGCCACGGGCCGTATGGCCCACATGAAGCCTAACCTGGCCCAGGTCCCCTCAGATCATGAATACCGGGAACTCTTTCATGCAGGTGCTGGACGGAAGCTTGTATCTGCTGATGCTGCTGGCCTTGAGCTGAGATGCTTAGCGCATTATCTCAGCCGGTGGGACCAGGGCAAGTTTGGTAAGGAACTACTGGAGGGTGACATCCACACCCACCTAGCCAAGATCTATGGCACTGATAGATCAACTGGTAAGACAGTGACCTATTGCATGATCTATGGCGGTGGAGATACCAAGTTAGGCATCTCTGCTGGTGCTACTAAGGATGATGCTGCCAGGCGTGGTAAACAGATCCGGTCCAAAGTTCTAGCCAACCTGGATGGTTTTAAGCAGCTCTCTGAGGCTGTAACTGGGCGAGCTGAGTCTGGAGTGATTACTGGCTTAGATGGGAGACCTATCCGTATTAAGAAGCCACATGCAGCTCTCAATTACCTACTTCAATCAGCCGGAGCAATTCTCTGTAAAGGCTGGGTAATTAGGGCTAACGAGTTGGCTAAGGAGGCTGGCTTTGACTACTGGCCTGTGGAGTTTGTCCATGACCAGATGAGTTGGAGTGTTGCTCCAGAAGATGTTGATAAGGCTCTCTATTGTATTACCGCTGCTATTAAGGATGTGGAAACAGCTTTCAGTTTTAGATGTCCTCTCGATTGCGATCCCAAATCAGGAGACGACTGGAGCCAAGTTCACTAAATGCTGTAAGACTTGCGGAATAGAAAAGCCAGACTCTGCTTTTATCAAGGCAGATGGGCAACATAGAGCAACCCGCAACCGCTGTAAGGCGTGTGCAACAGAACAGTCTGAGATCCGCCGCCAGCTGCGTCTACAGAACCCTCCCCCACCTCCTGGGGAATGTCCAATCTGCTTGTATCAGACTGACAAATGGGTATTAGATCACTGCCATACGGGTGGGACTTTCCGTGGCTATGTCTGTACTTCCTGTAACTCAGGGATTGGCTTGCTTCATGACGACCCGGCTGTACTAAAGCGGGCCTTATATTATTTAATCAATTCCACTCAACCAAATGCAACCACTAAAGCTTCTGATTGATGCTGACTACTTCTTTTACCGAGCGGCTTCAGCCAGCGAGGAAGAGCACGACTACAACGAGGAACTAACCGTCATCGTTGGGGACTTCAAGAGGGGGAAGAAGATCGTCCAACAGGAGCTGTCCAGGCTCCAGGACCGTTTCGATACCAAGGATCTCCTGCTGACCTTTACCGATAGGGTCAACTTCCGCAAGACCATTGACCCCTCTTACAAGGGCAATCGGGTCAAGCGCAAACCGTGCGGCTACCTGCGGCTCAAGGAGTGGGGGATAGAGACCTTTCCCTCAATCATGAAGCCTGGCCTGGAGGCTGATGATGTCTGCGGAATCCTGGCCACCAATGGCAGCCTCCCCAGCTTTGTTCTTATCTCACCTGATAAGGACATGCAGCAGGTTGCTTGCCGTATCTACGACCTAAAGGATGAGTTTGACCAGAGCCCCGAAGCGGCTCGACGGAAGCTCTTTGAGCAGTGCCTGACTGGTGACCAGACCGATGGTTACAGCGGCTGCGTAGGTGTAGGCCCGAAGCGGGCTGAACAGATCCTGGATAAATGTAAGAACCAGGAGTACTGGCCAGCTGTAGTTGAAGCCTATGAGCAATCAGGGCAAGGCTACGAAGCTGCCCTACGGAACTTGCGTCTGGCTCGGATTTTGCAGGCTGAAGACTGGGATTCAGAAGGTCAGGTGCCAATTCTTTATCAACCCTAATGAACTTCTACTACCTATTCTTTTTTACAGTAGTAGCTCTAGCAATCATTGACCAAAACCTAGTCCGATGGTCAATCCTACAGGTACAGATGCTGGGGCTTTCTGTGGAGATGTTTGTATTCCGTGTACACCTTGAGTACCAGATCCGTAAGGACTTCAAGGATATGGATAAGTACATGGAAATGGCTAAGAACCTTCGTAAAGATCTAGGAATCGATGAAGCTGACTGACACCGAAATCAAGCTATTTTTGCATTACCTGCAGAACCGCAGGCAATACAAACCTTGCGGTCAAATACTTGGCTATCCGGTCTGGCAGGACTGGATGGATTCCACCATTCAAAAACTTACCGACGAACTTAATCCATGAGCAAGTATTCACCTGATCACTATCAAACTGGTGTGATTGAAACCTGGGACTTCATCGCTGATCAGAAGCTGGACTTCTTTCTTGGCAACGTTGTCAAGTATGTAGTCCGAGCTGGTAAGAAGCCTGGAGAAGAAGAGATTGATGATCTCCTTAAAGCTAAGCAGTACATCGACAAGCGTATTGATCTACTTATCAAAACTATTTAATTACCGCAACCAACATGACCAGCACCCTGCTAACTCAGGCCATTGAATTCCGTACCCTGATGGGGCAGCCCATCGGTACAACAGATCCATCAGTCATAGGCCTGCAGTCTGATCTGATTTGGGAGGAGATGTATGAGTTCTTCGATGCCTTCGATATTGCTCAAGTAAATCCACAGAATGACAATGCTAGGGCTGATGCTCTGAAGGAATTGTCTGATCTTGTTTATGTATGTTTTCAGTTTGCAGCTGCCCTTGGATGGGAACTAGATGAAGCCCTAGACCGGGTTCACAAGAGTAACCTGTCCAAATTAGTTGATGGTAAGCCTCTGTATCGAGAAGATGGTAAATGCCTGAAGGGGCCTAACTATCAACCGCCTTACCTGAGCGATCTTGTATGACCGACGAACAGAAAGCGGCATTAGCTGCAGCTGTTGACCTAGCTAACGGTGGGCTTGATTTGGAAGAGAGTCTGCTGTGTTATACAACGATCTCTGACTATGTACTGACTAATCCACCACTAACTACTAATGAATAAATCATTTATTGCCCGTACCGGACGGGTTCAATCATGGATTGATGATCCAACTTCTCGTCTCCCTGTCTCCTGCACTGTTTTTGTGGTGGAAGATGAGATGACGGGGCCCAATGGCATTGAGGCGAGCTGGCGCTTTGTTAGCCACGCTCTCCGCTTTGGAGCAGGGTGTGCCGTTCATCTTTCAAAGCTTAGGCCTAGGGGAGCCGAAAATGGTAAAGGCCTTGTGGCTTCAGGGCCGGTATCTTTTGGAAAGATCTACTCTGCCCTCAATGAGATCCTACGTAGAGGTGGGGTATACAAGAACGGTGCATGTGTTTTACATCTTTCCCTCGACCATGCAGACATCCTGGAGTTTGTTAATGCGAGTCGTTCCGAGTTGCCTTGGGTCAAGCGCTGCGTCAATCTAACTACTCATATGTGGGGTGAAGCTACCCCCGAAGTGAAAGCTGCAGTGCTGGCAGGTATTGCCCGTGGGGACATTTGGCTCAACAAATCAAAGGTGGATGTAAATGGAAATCGAATCTACGGAAATGTCTGCCTTGAAGTGTATCTTCCGAGTAGAGGTACCTGCCTCCTTGAGCACATCAATCTTGGAGCCTGCGATATTGACGATATACAAAGGGCCTTTGTCGGAGGGATGTCAGACTTATGTGCTCTCCACGCTAAAACAGGCGTTGGAGAGAGTGGCGAATATCTTGCCCCAGAAGTAGACCGGCAGGTTGGTCTTGGGATGCTTGGCTTAGCAAACTTACTGGCTAGGTACGGTGTTTCTTATGAGGTGTTTGGAGAGGCTTTGGAGATCATCAACTCTGGTGTTTCTTACGAAAGGACACCTGCTCTAGTCCTGGCCAATGAGTTTGAGCGTGGTGTCCAAGCTGCTGCCCAGGTAGCTAGGGCGGCTGGTATGGAGCGGGCCTTTGCCATTGCCCCTACAGCTTCCTGTAGCTATCGCTATAAGGATCTGGATGGGTTTACTACTTGCCCGGAGATTGCTCCTCCTATTTCCCGTCATGTTGACCGCGACAGCGGTACCTTTGGTGTGGAGAGCTTCGACTATGGAAACGTCGAGATTGCTGCAGAGGTCGGGTGGAAAGCCTACAAGTCAGTGGCAGATGGCATCGTTCGGATGCTTGATCGCACTGGTCTGCTGCATGGATACAGCTTTAACAGTTGGTCCGATGTCGTCACTTATGACGAAGCATTTGTAGAGGAGTGGCTTAAGTCGCCACAAACGTCCCTCTACTATTCGCTCCAAGTTATGCCGGACACCCTCCGTAAAGATGATGTGTCCTCTATCCTGGATGACGAATATAAAGACATCTTCGCATTTGAAGAGGACGATGAATACTGTGTATCGTGCGCTGAGTAATGTCAAAGTATCTAGAAATTGTATCAAGAAAGCGTAAATGGACGCCAGTAGCTGTCGATAAAGGCAGCCTGGTAGATGGATCAGAAGAGGCCCTGTATCGTGCCTTATCTCTCCGGTGTTTGGAGATCCCTGTGAAGGAGTTCCTTCAGCAGGGTCTAGAGAAGGAGCTGCCCCCAATTGCAGGGGTAGCCGAAGCTCTTATGTCAAACCAACTGGATGAAGATAAGCACGACCTGGGCCTTAATTACGTTGTTGCTGCTCATGGCAGTGACAGCAAATCTGAAAGGGAAGCTGAGAAGATCAAGTCAACGTGGCTTGCCGCTCCAGAGCATCCTTTGCTTAAAGCGTCAATCCTTGAGAGGTCAGTCTTCTTCGTTCTATTGCCCTTCTTCCGCTTCAATGGGGACGTTGGAATTAGAACATTGGCGGCCGATATCTCGCGGGATGAGCAGACCCATGTTGCCCTCCACGGCATGGTCTGCCATGACCTTGGGCTAAAGACAACCACTAACCTTAACCGTCTCCGTAGGGCCACAGTGTCCTGGGTGATGGAACCCCTTAAAGCAAACGTAGAGAACAAGTGGCTCGATAAAGAGTTCTGGTTAAAGCAATCGGATTCGCTATATGCGAATGGCAAAGCCGAAGGCCTAGCCGATACACAACGAGCACGGATGCCTGCGTTCTTTGAGGCAAGCAATGTAAACCTACCCGCATATGGCTGAACTATCCGTACAGGATGTATTCGGTGGTGAAGACCTTTTAATTAAGCTCCTTGCTGACTTAGATGAAGTCTTCCCACAGCGAACTCCCACACCTGACGATTCATTGTCGAAGCTAATGTTTGAGGCTGGACAGCGTAACGTCATTGATTACCTTTATTCATTAACAGATAATGTGCTCCTCCCCTAAGATCCCTGCGATGCCAGCTCCGGCTCCTATCGAGCCACCGGCACCGCTGCCTACGCCGCAGCAGGCTCCAACGCCTCCGGTAATGCCAGCTCCTGCAGCATTCAATCCAACCCCCGCTGCGCCGATGCCGCCTCCGATGGCATCTTCCCCAGGTGCGGCACCTCCTCCTGTATTGGTGTCAGCGCAGAGTAGTGCTGAAGACGCAACTATTAAGCGTCTTAAGTCTAAGCGTGGAGAACTTCAACAGGCTAACAGTGGTACAAGCGGACTTCGTATCCCGTCTTCTAATGCTATTGGACAGGCTTCTGGAGATAGCAATTCATCTAATACCGGTTTGAATATTCCTAAGTGATTTAAGTAATGAAAGAACTAGCCCAATCTCGCTATCAATTCTTAGCGACAGATCGGCAGGCTTTCCTTGACACTGGACGTGATGCTTCCCGCTTGACACTTCCATACCTCGTTACTGACGTTGGTGTGGCCTCAGGTGGGATGCTTCCTGTTCCGTGGCAATCCGTGGGAGCCAAGGGCGTCAACGTGCTGGCATCTAAATTGATGCTCAGCCTCTTCCCCGTCAATACCAGCTTCTTTAAGCTGCAGATCAATGATGCTGAGGTTGCCTCTATTCCAGAGGTAAGCCCTCAGATACGCTCAGAGATCGATCTCTCCCTATCCAAGATGGAGAGGATGATCATGCAACAGATCGCGGAGACCAGTGACCGTGTGATGCTGCATAATGCGATGAAACATCTGGTCGTCACAGGCAATGTATTAGTATTTGCCGGGAAGAAAGCCCTCCGAATCTACCCTTTAGATAGTTTTGTAGTTAATAGGGACGGAGATGGTAATGCCATTGAACTCCTCACAAAAGAAAATACTCATCGTTCTCTCCTGCCTAAGGAGTTCCAGAAGCCTCTATTGGGTGGTAAGGATTCCAATTCACCTGGAGAGGATGGTCCTAAGTTTGGTACCGCTGGTACAAATGACATTGAAAGTGTCGATGTCTATACCTGGGCCAAACTTGTAGATGGCCAGTGGCGGTGGCATCAGGAAGTAGATGGAAAGCTGCTTACTGGCTCTGAGTCCAATGCTCCTAAGTCCCTAACCCCCTGGCTCCCCCTGCGCTGGAATGTCGTCTCAGGTGAAGACTACGGGCGCGGTCGGGTGGAAGAGTTCATGGGCGATCTGCGGAGCCTGGAAGGGCTGATGCAGAGCATGGTTGAGGGATCAGCAGCGGCTGCAAAGGTTGTATTCCTGGTCTCCCCTTCGGCTACTACCAAGCCTCAGAGCTTGGCTAATGCTGCCAATGGGGCAATTATTCAAGGTCGTCCAGATGATGTCGGAGTTGTGCAGGTTGGTAAGACCGCAGACTTCCGTACTGTTCAGGAGATGATCCAAAGCCTTACTCAACGTCTGGCTGATGCCTTCCTGATACTTAATCCTAGGAATTCAGAACGCACAACCGCAACCGAAATCGCCGCCGTCCAACAGGAGCTCAATGAGCAACTCGGTGGAATTTACGGGAATCTTACAACTGAACTACTGCAGCCTTACCTAAACCGCAAGCTCTATTTACTGAGCCGGAACAAGGCTATTCCACAGCTGCCTAAGGGCCTGGTACTTCCCACCGTGGTAGCTGGTCTTAACGGCATTGGCCGTGGTCAGGACCGCCAAGCTCTTATGGAGTTCCTCGCAACCGTTGGGCAGTCAATGGGTCCAGAGGCCCTGGCTACTTATATCAACCCAACTGAGCTACTCAAGCGTCTAGCAGCTGCTAGTGGCATCGACACCTTGGGCCTCGTGAAGGATGAGGAGCAGATGGCACAAGAACAGCAGCTAGCACAGCAACAGGCCGCCCAATCACAAATTATGGGACAGGTGGGTCAGCTTGCTAAGTCACCAATTGGAGAACAACTAATCAATGCCAACAACCAACAACAGCCCGGACCAACCACGCCGGAGGGCCCGCCAGCCTGACGGTCAGTTTAAGGGCGATAACCCCACAGTTCCTGATGTGAATGAAGCATGGGAGCCCGTGGAACTAGCACCTGCTGAGAAGTCGGCGGGTAAGTATTCCGTAAAACCAAAGGTAACAGGCCAGACTAAAGCCCAGGAAGATGCTGGTAAGTACAGCAACAAACAGGCGAATAGCGTAAGGCCCACCTTTGGCACCATATCCACCAATTTCTACTAAATATGCCCACGCTTACCTTTGACCCATCCAGTGATCAGCCGACAGCTGAGCAGCTTCAAGTCGAGACTGCTGCCCTTGAACAGGGTGAGAAGCTTGCTCAAGCAGCTGAAGAGGATCGGCAACGCCTGTTTAATCAGCAGGATAGCGAGAATGAAAACCTATCCCTTATTGGGGGTAAGTTCAAATCCCAGGATGATCTCCTGCGGGCCTACAAGGAGCTTGAATCTAAGCTAGGCAAGAATACCAACGAAGAGGATGGAGAGGATACTGAAGAGCCTCCTAGCCCCTCTACAGATGATGTTCCGCAAGTTGAGGAATCATCTGAAACGGTCAACTATATGTTGGAGCTTGGTCGTCAATACGATCAAACTGGAGAGCTTCCTGAAGAGGCCATCGAGCGTCTCAGCCAGATGGATCAGAAGGAGCTTATTAAGTCCTACCTTCAGTATCAGCAGCAGGTATCTTCAACCAACCAACAGGCATCCCTACAGGCTGAGCAGATCAATGCGATCAAGCAATCAGTAGGTGGTGATGCAGCCTATGCAGAGATGACCTCTTGGGCAGCTGAGAACCTTTCTCCTGCAGAGATCGAGGATTACAACGCCATCACCAACAGCGGCAATCCTGTAGCTATCAAGTTCGCAGTGGAGGCGATGTCTAATCGCTTCCGCTCAGCGGAGGGCTATGAGGCTCCTCTGGTAACTGGCCGCAAGGGTTCTAGTGGTCCTAAGCCATACCGCAGCCAGGCAGAGCTGGCTCGGGATATTGCTAATCCCATGTACCACAACGATCCAGCCTTTCGCGCTGATGTGGAGGACAGGTTGGCTAGAAGTAAGGATCTCCTCTGAGGTCCTGATGCCCGTGTCCGTGGCTTAGTAACGGCAAACCTTGCAAGGGTTCACAACCTAGGTCTATACAGATAAGAATCTACTAGTAGGAGGAAGCCCGTTACGACGGATAACTTTCACTGAAATGGATTTGATCGGAAGACCGACCAATTCAATCTTTCTCCTTCTTCAAATGACTAACATTGCTAACATCTCACGGCCCAATGCCGTGAACGGTAGCCAGTCCAACGCTTACGCCGACAAGTATTCAACCGCGCTTAAGCTGTTCTCTGGCGAAGTCTTCACTGCCTTCAACAACGCTTCTATTGCCCAGGGCCTGGTTCGCTCCTACACCCTGCGTGGTGGCAAATCAAAACAATTTTTGCTGACCGGAAAACTCGGCGCTGGATATCATACACCCGGCACACCTATCCTCGGTGATACTGCACTGAAGGCTAACGAAAAGACCATCCTCATGGATGATCTGCTGGTCTCTAGCCAGTTTGTTTACGACCTCGATGAGGTACTTTCGCAGTACTCCACACGGTCGGAGATCTCGAAGCAGATCGGTGAGGCTTTGGCCAAACATTATGACCAGCGCATTTGGCGCGTCCTTGACATTGCCTCTCGTGAAGCTTCTGTCGTCACCGGCGAGCCTGGTGGCTTTGAAGTGAAGCTTGGCGCTGGTAATGAGTACAACGCACAGTCCATTGTTGACGGCTTCTTTGAAGCTGCAGCTGTGTTGGATGAGCGGGCTGCTCCCCAGGATGGCCGTGTCTGTGTACTTTCTCCTCGTCAGTACTACAGTCTCGTTTCCTCTGTGGACACACAGATTCTCAACCGCGAGATCGGAAACAGCCAAGGCGATATGAACAGTGGCAAGGGCCTCTACAGCATCGCTGGTATTCGTATCTACAAGTCGAACAACCTCCCCTTCATGGCGGCTTACAACACCGCTGTAACTGGTGAGAACAACGACTATGCAGATGCTAATGCTACCTGTGCTGGTCTGATCTTCCACCGCGAAGCTGCGGGTGTTGTGTCCGCAATCGGACCCAGCATCGAGACCACTTCAGGTGACTTCCATGTCCAGTACCAAGGCGATCTGATCGTCGGCAAGCTGGCCATCGGTGCAGGTTCCCTGCGTACCAGCGTTGCTGGTTCCTTCCAGGCTAAAGCCTGATAATTCTCCCCGACTGGGGGCTTCGGCCCCCTTTCTCGGGGGCTTACCATTCCCCTAGAAATACAAATGGCTAAAGCGACTAAACTAGCAGCAGTTAATACTATCATCTCAAATATCGGGCAGGCTCCAGTAACTACGTTGCAGTCTGGTAACCCACTGGTTGAGATGGCAGAGCAGATACTTGATGAGATTACCCGCTCAGTACAGGCGGAAGGATGGGTATTTAATACGGAGCGCAGCTTCCCTTTTACCCCTAATCCCAGCAAAGAGATTACTATCCCAGATAACGTTCTATCTTTGGATACGAACCCCTACTCACAGATCAAGGCTACTATTCGTAGTGGAAAGCTCTACGACAGGGTTGCCCATACCTACACTTTTGAAGGCATTCAAAAGCTGGATGTTGTATGGCTTCTTGACTTTGAGGATATCCCTGAAGCCTTTAAGAACTACATCACCATTAGAGCTGCCAATGTCTTTGCTGGGCGCTCTGTTGGCTCTGTAGAAGCGGTTCGGTTCGGTGAGCGTGAAGAGATCATGGCCCGCTCTGGGGCCCTGGAGTACGACACACAGCAGGGAGATTACAACGTCTTCTCTGATTCGGAGGAGGTTGTACCTTTCCTCAATTATAGGCCAGTAAATCCTCTTTATAGATACTAATTATGTCTGCAATCTCCCAGGTCATTCCAAACCTACTCGGGGGGGTAAGTCAACAACCTGATCCCCTTAAGCTGCCTGGGCAGGTTAGAGAGGCAAAGAACGTTCTACTCGACCCCACTTTTGGATGCCGTAAAAGACCTCCAACTGAATTTATTGCTAAGCTGGCTAGTGATATTCCTAAAACAGCTAGATGGTTCCCGATTTTCAGGGATGAGAATGAGCGGTATATCACAGCTATTTATAAGAGTGCTACGACTGGACAAACTATCCTAAGGGTATGGGAGGCTGATACTGGTGTTGAGCGCACCGTATCAATCTTGGGTGATGCTGCTAATTATTTGGCGGTTAGTAAGGTTGAAAACCTAAAGCCTCTGACTATTAACGACTATACAATTCTCTGCAACTCAGAGAAGACTGTGTCGATGTCGCAGTCCACCCCCTCTACTCCCGTGCAGGAAGCATTGGTAGTGGTGAACCAGGTCTCCTACAACACTACCTATTCAGTCGACTTCCTGAAGGATGGTCAAACTACAACCCAGCAGAAAGTATGGCAAGCGTCTAAGCTTTCTATCTCTCCAGGTTCCTTTGAGGACTCAGATAGCGGTAACTGTGCGTTTGCTGGTACTCAGAGCTTTAATCAGTCAAGTGGTGGTAAGACCGGCTTAGGCTTTACTGTTACCACTAGCTGTAGCCCCACGCTAGTAACTGATAAGCAAGAAGGAGCGACATACCCAACTCAGCTAGAATGGTTAAGTCCCTTTAATGGTCCGGTGCCTGAAGTTCAGTATCCTGGTGTTCAGACCTGGGGTACTTTTCACTTTGGTCCTGCTGACAATTATGCTGTAGGCTCTTACTTGTACAGGAACTTTACCTACACTACAAGTGCCGGTGCAATAACGGCAAGAGTTGAGACAAGAGTAGAGAAATCAGCCGATCCTGCTCATAATCACTACTCTACCAATGTCAACGCTACTATCTCTTCTTATACTTCTGTATCTGGTACTCCTTGGGCAAAAGAGATAAGGGTGCTAGATACCGGCACTCTTGCGTCTAACCTTACGCATTCAACTGGTTTTGTAACCCCAGCTGGCAGTACCTTTGGTCTTGTATTTAGGGTGGCCACAGTTCAACAGGCCCCCTCTACCCCTGTCTATACTTATAAATCCGTTTATTCTAGTAGGGTCACCCTTAACAATGGTGGACAGAACTGGAGGAGGGGAGACTCTGTTGAAGTTACTCTTAACGGTAAAACTTATAGGATTACAGTTGAAGAGGAAGATTTCACTTTCTCCTACGCCTCTGAGCAACAGATCTCCTTTACTACTCCGCTGGATCAAACTGGAGGAGCTTTAAGTGTAAGTTCAATCGTCTCAACCTTAGCAGCATCAATTAACGCACTGGCTGAGTATTCGGCAACTCCTGTTGGTAACGTTGTCTACATCAAGCGTGACGACAGTAGGGAATTTAATATCATGACCAGGGGCGGTACTGCGAATAATGCCCTGGCTGGTATTAAGGGTCAGGTCAACGATGTAAGCCTTCTACCTGCACAGTGCGTCGCTGGGGTGGTGTTGAAGGTTCGCAACACAGCAGACGCTGAGGCAGATGACTACTACGTTAAGTTCGTTCCCAGTAGCGGCAATATACCTGGCGCAGGCTCGTGGGAAGAGACAGTTAAACCTGGTATTACCACTGACCTAAATAACTCAACTATGCCTCACGCTTTGATACGTGAAGCCAATGGTCAATTTACGGTTAGGCCCTTAAGTAGTACCTACAATGATTCCCTTTTCTGGGCTGGTAGAGTTGTTGGTGATACCAAGACTAACCCCAACCCATCTTTTGTTGGCCGCAAGATCAAGGAAGTTTTCTTCTTTATGAATCGGCTTGGATTCTTGGCTGATGATGCAGTAATCCTTAGTCAACCAGGAGATTACTTTAACTTCTTTGTAGGCAGCGCCATTGCTGTTTCGGATGCTGATCCAATTGACATGACAGCATCAGCTACAAAGCCAGCAATACTTAAAGCGGCTATTGGGACTTCAAAAGGTCTTCTGCTCTTCGCTGAAAACAGTCAGTTTCTACTGGCAACTACTGAGTCCGCCTTCGGTCCTTCTACTGTCAAGATGACGGAGATCTCTAACTATGCCTATACCTCCAACATTAAACCGCTGGAGACCGGCGTATCGGTGATGTTTAGTACTGAAGCTAATACCTTCAGTAAGGTGTTTGAGATGGCAGTGGACTCTATCGATAATCGTCCGCTGGTGGCTGATAATACAAGGATTGCTCCTGAATACATCCCACCAGATCTCACCTTTGCCTGTAGCAGTCCCAACAATAGCTTGGTTGCTTTTGGCAACGATAGTAATACGTTGTGGATCTTTAAGTTCTTCAACTCAGGTAATGAACGGTCTTTGGCTGGGTGGTGTAAGTGGATTCTGCCAGCGCCTGTACGTCTCTTTGACTATGTACATGATTCTGGCTACATCGTACTCTTGAACGGTACTGACTATACACTCTCTAGGTTGGAGATGTTGGATGATCCAGACACCTCACCTATCAATGCTTTTGGTAGTAAGTTTGTGCCTAGGCTTGACAACTACCTTATTAAGTCAAAGGTTACAACCAGTACCACTGGGGGCTTCACTAAGGTGCGCTTCCCAGCTGGCAGCTACGTTGCAGGTGCGGTACCTAACATCATCCTTACAGTTGATGGTGTATCTACAGTATTCCAGCGCCCATCTATCCAATCTGATGCTACCGGCTATTATGTAGTTGTAGCTAAGGATATTGCAGATAGAGATTTTATATTGGGTCTTGAGTACAACATGAGCATTACCCTCCCATCTTTCTGGGTAAACTCCGATAAGCGGTCAGATAGGAAGAACATACCAATCGTTGAGACTGCCTACCTTGATCTTTATTACTCAGGTAGATACACCGTTACCGTTGCTAAGACTGGATACGATGCAGTAACAATTGATCTGGACGTAACCCCTTCAGACATTTACATGGCCAACCAGGCGGCTCTCCAGGAGACCACCTCAAAGGCTATCCCTGTATTTAGCCGTGGGGACTTTGTGAGCATCACCATTGATGCCCCAGACCCGCTGCCAGCCTCTATAACCAGCTACAGCTGGGAAGGTCATTACAGCAATAGAGGTATTTCAAACATTCGCTAACTATGTCCCCCTATCTCCGTCCTGCTACTTTTAAGGATGGCTTTACGCTGATCAGCAATCTACGCAAGGAGGACCGAGAGGAAGTGGAGGGTATTGGATTTACCCCCCTTCACATTCCATTTGGGGTTCTACATAGTGAGCAGTCAGTCTCCTTCTTTAATGAGGAAGGGGACTTGGCTGGTATTGCTGGCGTAGTTCGTCTAGATGACAGCGTAGGTCAAATCTGGATGCTATGTACGCCTGCTATCCAACTGAACCCGCACACTTTTGTACGCCGTGCCCGTAAGTGGCTTTCTGGGGTGGAGAAGGAGTACAGGCTTCTGTGGAACCTAGCAGACTCTAGGAACCATATGCACCATAAATTACTCAAACTTCTAGGGTTTAAGGCCCT